GTAAAGGATGGTTAGTTCACGAATCACCTAGAAGTGTAGATGAAAACCTAGAGATATTCTCACACGTACGCGCTTTATTTGATCTTGAACACCCAGTATTAAAACCATTGAGCGAAAAGTACACAACGATCGTTCAAAAAGATGTTCCAAGATCTTAGGTTTCCCAATATATTTTTCGTATATTTATAACAATAAATAAGATATGATAAAACTAGTAGATCTATTATTAGAAAACGAACAAAAACCCAAAGCAGTGTTCTTAGCAGGACCTGCTGGGAGTGGTAAATCCACTTTTGTTAAACAATATTTGAGTAACAAAGGTTTAAAATCTATAAACATAGACGATACCTATGAGGAACTACTTAGAGCATCTGGTTTAGATAAACCACAAGCAGAATATGGTGCTGAGGAGTTATCTTCAGCAGCAAAACTTATGGGTCAAGCACGTAAGGATACTACATCCAAACTACAACAATCTATGAGTGATAGTGAAAACTTAATCATAGATGGTACAGGCGCTGCTTCAAACCCAATAGCTAAAAAGAAACAACAACTAGAAGATCTAGGTTATGAAACTTTTATGGCGTTTGTATACGTTTCACCTTTAACTTCTTTACAACGTAATAAAGAACGTGGTGAAAAAGGTGGTAGAGCTTTACGTCCTTCAATCATATTAAGAACTTGGGATAATACAACTAAAAATATCGAAAAGTTTGAAACGATGTTTGGTGATAACTTTGTTATTTTAGATAACGATCCTAAAGAAGCTATTAAAGATTATAGTCAAGAACAAATAGATAAATACTTTGCGACAGTAACATATACAGGTAAACCTAAATCACCTGAAGAGCAAAGAAAGAAAGATAAAGAACAAAAAGAGATGGTTGCTAATATTAAACAAGCACTATCCAACACTCCAGATTTCGATGATCAGAGTACCATCACAAATAAAATCAATAGTTTTATAGGATGATAGTATACAAAACCACAAATATGATTAGTGGAAAACAATATATCGGGAGTGATTCTAATAACAACCCTAACTATTTAGGTGGTGGTACTGGTTTAAACCTTGCTATTAAAAAATATGGTAGGAAAAACTTTAAAAAAGAAACAATAGTTGAGTGTTCTAGTTACGAAGAGATGAGAGAGTTAGAAGAATATCATATAAAAATAAATAAAGCAGACACATCCAATAAGTTTTATAATAGAAGTCCAATAGGTCAAGGTTGCCCACCTGGAGAACTACACTGGCACTATGGTAAAAAACAAAGTAAAGAAACTAAACAAAAGAAAAGTGAGTCTATGAAGGGTAAAATCATACACACTCCAGAAAGTAAAGATAATATATCTAAAAAGATGAAAGAAGAGTGGGCTAATAATCCTAATATGAAAAATAGAATATTACCCACATCTAACCCTAATAGACGTAAGAAACTAGTACAACTAGATGAAAATAACCACATAGTTAAAATATGGCCTGCCAAGTCGATAGCAGCAGATACGTTGGGTATTAACCGGGTATCTATAGGGAACGTTTGTAATCCAAACCACCACAGAACACAATATAAAGGATTTATTTGGAAATATGTTAGATAAGATAGTCAAAGAAATAATACAAGAGGTTGAGGGTAAGAAAAAAACCACTGCTGTTTATGGGGGCGGGTTTAAGGTGCCCACAAAGGGTCATATGGAGGTTGTTGTAGAAGCACTTAGACAAAACCCATCGATAGATGAGTTTATTATTTATGTTGGTACTAAAGAACGTGATGGTATAACCCAATCACAATCTACACTTATTTGGGAGATTTATAAAAGGAATCTACCTATGAAAGTGACAATAGAACCTACATCTAAAGCACCAATAAGAGCTATCTATGATTATGCTAAAGAACACCCACAAGAAGAAGTATTATGGGTTATAGGTGCTAGACAAGATAACGAAGAGGATTTTAAAGATATTTCAAGTAGAACTAAAGCAATATCTAAATATCCTAATATGGAGTTAAGAACCATAGTAACACCAGGTGGTGTATCAGGTACTGCTGCTAGAAACGCTCTTAAAGTAAGTAAAGATAAGTTTAAAGATTTTTTACCTGATGAGTTAAGTGATGATGAAGTACAAGAAGTATTTGATATTGTATCTATAAAGGAATCACTAAACGAACACGCTTCATATACTGATAGTATTGATATAGCAGATAAAATAGCTCAACTAACTAACCATATGTTAAAGAGAGGTATGAATATCGAACCTTTACCAACTATGGAACTTATAGATGGTGACTCAGAAAACGCAAGTGATTTTTTAGGTAAAACAGCATATTACGATCCCGAAAATAAACATATTGTATTGTATACTGAAGGTAGACATCCTAAAGATATAGTACGTTCATATGCTCACGAGATGATTCATCATATTCAAAACCTAGAAGGACGTTTAGGTGATATAACTACTACTAATACCCAAGAAGATGGTGATTTAGATAAGTTAGAACAAGAAGCAAATCTAAAAGGTACGATGACGTTCAGAAACTGGACTGATAGTATAACAGGTAATAAGTTAGCAGAAACAAAATTCAAAAATGTAGATTCCCATAAAGTTTTATTTTTAGAGGCTTTACAAGAATTACAACTATCTACAAGTAACGCTTTACCCATTAAAGGTGATGATTTTAAAGGTACTTTTGAAACAGATAACCAAAAATATCAATACGAGATAGATAAAATTGATGTAAATCAATATAAAGATTTATACAATGTTATATTTAATGAAGAAGATGGTACTAATGCCTTACCAACAGGTAATGCTAAAGATTCTTACATTAAGATTTTATCTACAATGTATAAAGTTATTTCTAATTTTATAGAAAAACACAAACCCCAATACTTAGGTTTAGCTGCTTTAGATGTAAGTGGTTATTATCCCATTTATTTAAAGTTATCTAAAACTAACTCTTTCCCTGATTATTCTAAAAAAGAAATAATTAGTGTTGGAAGTGGTAGTGATAAACTTAAAGTAATAGTTTTTAAACGTAAAGAAGAAGTAAAAGAATCTATTGTAGGTCAAAAAATCGTATGTGATAACTGCGGTTGGAGTTGGAATATTGATGATGGGGGAGACGATATGTTTACTTGTCATGAGTGTGGTAGTGAGGATAATCAACCTATAAGTGAAGGTGATGGTTTATGGGCTAATATACACGCTAAACGTAAAAGAGGAGAAAAACCATCTCACGGTAACTCAAAAGCACATAAGGATGCTGTTAAAGCAGGTAACAAAATAAAAGAAGATAAACCAAAAGACCCCTTTGGACTAAACGCATATGCTGCTGAGTTAGGTAAACTAAGAGAAGACGATGACAAAAAAAACTATAAAATCTATGTAGACATGGATGGTGTAGTAGCAGATTTCGATAAACGATTTAGAGATCTATCAGGTATGAATCCAAATGATTATGAAGCAAAAAATGGTAAAAACGCATTTTGGGATTTTATCGATGTAAAACATAAACTAGCATTTTGGGTTGGTATTCCTCCTATGCAAGATGCTCAACGTTTAATAGATTATGTTTCAAAACACGATTATGAGATGTTAACTGCACCTTCTATTAAAAAAGAATCATTGATGGGTAAAGGTTTATGGATTAGAAACTGGGCTAAAAAAGGTTTATTTCCTTCAAAACCTAAAGTAAACTACAAATCAGCAAAAAATAAACATCACTTTGCGGCACCAAATCATATATTAATAGACGATAAACAATCGACTATAGATAGTTGGAACGCAGCAGGCGGAGTAGGCATTTTACACACATCAGCAAGCACCACAATCAATCAACTAAAAAAACTAGGCATTTAAAAGTTATGTTAAAAAAAGCATTTACAAAACCCGACGTTACTAGAATACGAAATCTAGTAAAGGGCAAATCAGGTGAAAAAATATCATCACAAGTTGGTTATAAAAAATCAGATGATCACCATAGTGAAGGTGATATATGGGAATCAAACGGACGTACCTGGACTATAAAGGACGGCATTAAACAAAACATAACCAAACTCGATGCTGCTAAGCAAGCGCATTTAATGCCCTTACTATGCCCAAAATGCAGCAAAGTAATGCGCAACCGAAACGATAAACCATTTTATAAAATACATAAAAAATGTTTTAACTGTGTTATTGATTTTGAAGCAGAACTAAAACGAACAGGTAAGTGGGAAGAATATGAAACTAAAATCCATAACGATGAAATCGATAATAAAATAAAAGATTTTAAAGAGTGGATTTATAATAAAGCAAACGAAAAATCTACATACGTTTCCGAAGCAGGTGACGTTGAAAGATGGGTAGGTGCTAAAGTAGATATCGATAGAGTCGATGATTATGTGAGAGAGTCAGTAGAGTATTTAGAAGCACTAAAAAGGTAATATTTATAATAAACTTAACAATGGATAACTTCGATTTATACGAGTGGAATCAAAAACGTCGCCAAGAGCACCTAGCTGAGAGCGAGTTAGAGGAATCCAAAGCCAAGGAAAACACAAAATTAACGAATATATCGTCTAAAAACAAAAAATAATATTTATCACCATAACATTAAACTAAAAAATGAAAGAAATAACAGCATTTAGAAAATATTTAAACGAAGGTTTAGATAAAAAACCACAAATCGAAGAAAACTACAAACCAGGTTCGATTGCTCCCACAGATCTATATTATTCCGATAAGCATGGTAGTTTAGTTGCTTTGGATGATGTGGATGATAAGTACCATGATAGTTTAGAGTTATTTTATAAAAAAGGGGACAGGATAGAAGATATTGATGACGATCTTGATGACGAAGATGGTGAAGGAGAAGGTTACTACGGTAGATATCCGTCAGGTATGATTGCCCCAGAAGATTTATACGATTCAGAAAAACAAGGTAGATTAGTAGCTAAAGGAGATAAAGATAGACCAATAGATCCTGATGATGAATTAAAGCTTTACTACAAAAAAGGTGAAAAAATTAGAGAGGTTGACACACATAGTGAAGACGAAGATGTAGCATCAAACTTTAAAGAAGGTAAGATGACTAAACAAGCCTTAAAAGAAAAAATCAAAGCTGAAATCCTATCAACTTTAAAAGAAGCTGATGAGGATGAAATCGAAGATGTAGATGTTGATATCGACGTTGAAGCACCTGCTGAAACATCATCTGAACCAGGCCTAACTAGCGATGAAATGGAAATCCAAAACTCACTTAAAAGAGCATATGATACAGCCGTTTCTATTGGTGATGAAAAACTTTCAAACCAAATAGCAAATAGTATTACCTTTTTCACTAAAACACACGTAGTACCTAGAGACTAATGTTAAATGAGCGTAAACTTACCGACAGGGAAGTAGCAACACGTGAAGATGCTATTAAGGATTTAAAACCAGCAAAACGCGGGTTTGTAAAACGTTATGGTAGGGATGCGGAAGCAATAATGTATGCTACGGCAACTAAAAGAGCTAAAAAAAAAGTAGAAGAAATGAATAAAGAATCACTAAAGGAACTTATTAAAGATGCCTTAACCAATAAAGTAAATGAAAAGGCATTAGTTGGTGACCAACATGAGTTACCTGATTTCATTAAAGATAAAATCAAATCAGCTACTGAAGCAGCTCTAAGTAAAAAACCACAAATCGAAGAAAACTTTGATGGGGATTTAGACGTAGGTCATGAAGATAATGAGCCACGTATGCTTAAAAAAGAACTTTATCGTATAGCTAAATACGCAACCGAACTATATCAAATGGTAGGTGATTACGATGAAATGGGTGGTGAAGTAGATTTCCCATCTTGGTGGCAAGCAAAAATCACTAAAGCTCATGATATGATGGTTTCTTCAAAACACTATTTAGAGGGTGAAGAAAAAATCGATCAAATCGATGCTATAATCGATGCAACTACAGAACCAGAAATAGACGATATTGAAGTAGTAAGTATTGAACCAGAAGACACTCATACAATGCCCGATGGTACTGTTATGCCTGGTGTCGCTCATATTGAACCAGAACTAGAACCAGAAGTAGAACTAGAACCTGGAGCAGATAGTGATTCTATCGAAGATAGGATTAAAGATATGGTTGGTGAAACACTTAAAAATGGTTTAAAATAAACTAAATGACAAAAGCAGAACTAAGAGATAAAATCCAACGTCTAGCAAAAGACGTTTATAAGGATAACGCTAAAATCGATGATGCTGCTTTGGCATATGACGAACTAACTAAGTTCCCTGAACTTAAAGCTATAATCGTTGATTTACTTACAGTCCAGTTTGATGAGTTTTTAGAATCCATCGATTGGGTATCTCCACGTCCCACAACGTTTCGTATTAACCTACTAAACGGTCAAAACTTTATATTAATATTTACAGATCGCTCTTGGATAGCGCAAGTAGAAGGTAAAAAATACTATCTTTTAAATCTTGACGAAGAAGAACGAGCAGCCCAAGCTATTAGTCGTATATTAGCATATGGTAAAATAGAATCATCAGATGAGGAATCAGAAGGTGGTGATGATGTAGATGCGGATGTAGACATTGACGATGAATTATAAAATATGGATGTAGTTACTGAATTTATTAATAGGATATCATATAAATTTCCTAAGGGTTACCCAGATTTAAACGATCCGGCTGACAAAGAACTTCTCGAATCCTTAATGGGTTTAAACGAAGAAGTACCTAATATGAGTGGTACTAAAAAAGCAGTAGCATTTATTACCCAAAAAGTAGGTGATGAATATGGAGTTAAACCACTACCATCAAAACCTAATCGTTTATCAGCACCGGGAGTTAAAGATTCAAAAGTATTTGTAGATATTATTAAAAAAACATTTGGTGAAGATACCGATGTTAAAGTACTTGAACCAAGACAAGGATCAAACCCAAGTGGTAAGTTTCCTATGTTTCAGTTTGATACAGAAGATTTTGGTCAAATAAATATGTTAGCTAGTTTTAGTGCACCAGGTGGAGCAGGTAAAACTAACGAAGCAGTATTCATAGAAACCTTAAATAAGTTAATAACAGAAGCAGGTGAATCAGCTAAAATAGTAATCAACTCATCTGACTATACAGAAACGTTTGATAACATAACACAAGTTGAAGATTCATCTAAAACAGGTGCTGGAAAAGGAGATAAATCAGACGCTCAGTTTCTATCCGATGGTAAAGTAATAGCAAACATATCTCTAAAACAAGATGGTGGATTTAGATGGGCCTCAGTTTCATCAAACTTCCCTGATTTTATAAAAACGTTTCAAGAGAAAGCATTTGCAGGTGAAATAGATGGATTTGAGTTAAAACCAAACCCAGAAATCAAAGGTAAGTATTTGATGTATAACTCCAAAACAGGAGATAGAGTCACTAAGGTAGTAATACCTGATTTTATTGAAGATAATGATCAAATAGAATCATTTGTATTTGGACCTGAAAATCCTAAAGTTATAGTAGTATCTAGATCATGGAAAGAAAATGATTTCAAACTAGATGAAGATACTATTACAGTACAAGCAACTCATATTTATAAGAGTATAGACGATATTGAAAAAGGAGGAATAGCTCCTGTATTTACCATCGCGCAACACCAAAATAAACCTATTGGGTTAGATTATAGGATTTATCCTGAAAATATGACTAAAATAGGACCTAGATCTAAAGGAATCGAACTATCAGTAAGTGATATAATATGAAAAAAGAACAAATAAAAAAGTTAATAGTAGAAGCACTACAAAAACCACTAAAGAAATCATGTTCTTGTGGTTGTGGTACTTGTAGTACTAACAATGCTCCTATATTAACTGAATCTAAGGTTAAAAACATATTAAGTGAAGGATTACAACATCATATAGATAATAAAATCCCACTATACGATACAATATATCGTTATTCCTCAGATAAACATTTATCGTTAATCAAAGAAGCAAAGAAACTATACTCAAGAGGTATAATAGATTTAGCTGAAGGTGATAAACAACTAATCGAAACTAACTTAGGCGAGTTTGGTATGTTTGAAGGTGAAGTAGTACCTTTAGATTTACCTATGATGAATGAAGGTGATTGGCCAGCATCAAAAGCTACACAAGATAGAAAAGATATGGGTTATGATCTAAACGATCTACTCGCTATAAAATCTGATCTTAAAAAAAAAGGATTTGAAGTTAAAGTAGGATATCCTACTAAAATCGACCCTAAAATCCAAATCCAACATATTGATGGGGATATAGATGGTTTACAAGCAACCCTAAATAAGATGTTTGGAGATGACTATCGTATTGTATTTGATACTAATCAAAGGATGTTTGAAGCTTATAGAACAGGAACATATGCTGGTAGAAAAGTTATTGTTCATATGGATGGTGCTGAATCAGATTGGGAAGTAGAGTTTGAAAATGGTAAAAGAGTACCATATGCTGATGCTATAGCTAACCTAAAACTAGATGAGTCATTAGATGAAAATCTTGATAAAGTAGCAGGTGGTATTCCTTATAAAATAGAAAATGACCAAGCTATTATTTCTATGCCCTTACCAGATGATGCTAAAGAACGTATTATTAAAAGAGCTAAAGAAAATGGATATTCTGCTAAACCTAATATGAGTGGTGGTGTTACTATTTTTAAAGAATCTAATCTAAACGAATACTCTGAATATGGGGGTAGAGAAGTTAAACTAAACAAACCTAAAAGAGGTGGATCTAAAGCATATTATGTATACGTTAAAGATCCTAGAACTAAAAAAGTAAAGAAAGTACAGTTTGGTTCAGGTGGTTTAAGAGCTAAAATCAAAGACAAAGATGCACGTTTAGCATATGCTGCTCGTCATAGATGTTCAAAGAAAAAAGACAGAACAACACCCGGTTATTGGAGTTGTAATCTTCCACGGTACGCAAAAGCACTTAAGTTAGGAAATAATATTAATACCTTCTGGTAGATTAAATATTTATAATAAAATAAAAGATGGCTAAAAATATAAGTGAAGTAGGTATAGTAGATGGACAGATAGTATACGCTGATCAGATACTCCAGTTAACGGATGCTCTTCGAGGTGATGATGCTTATAATATTAACTTATCAGGTAGTATAAGTATAAACGATGTCACTTATCCTTCAACTGATGGAGGTGTTAGTGGTTCTGTATTAATGACAGATGGTAGTGGAACAGCCGGATTTGGTTTAGTACAATCCGTCCCCTCAGCATCATATGCTTTAACATCATCCCACTCTATTACTTCATCTTTAGCAATAAATGCTATAGATGCTGTATCCTCATCATATGCTTTAACTTCATCATATGCTGGGTTTTCAGATGTAGCTAGAACATCTTTAGATTTTCAAACAACTTCATATACATCCGGATTTAATGTATCAGCAATTAATTATACTTTTAACCACAATCTTAACTTTAAGTATGTGGTAGTACAAGCATATAACTTAGATGATGTACAGATAATCCCATCAGAGGTTAGGGCGTTGGATGCTAATAATACATTTGTAAGATTTTCTTCCCCCCAAAACGGAACAATAGTAATACAAGCATAATGCCCTATACCGATAACTCCAATATTCGTACGTTCTCCAAAGACGTAAACACTATGGATTTAATATGGCATATGGATGACGAAGATAGAAATATTGAGGTATTAGAAGGTAAAGGTTGGAAGTTTCAAAGAGATGACGAACTACCTTTGGAGTTAACAGAAGGAGATCGTATATTTATACCACGACATCAAGTTCATAGAGTAATAAAAGGTGAAACTGATTTAAAAATATCAATAAATGATTAAACTAACCGATTTATTAGAAGACAAATCAACACAAGATGCTGATAAGTGGGTAGAGTTTCTACAAAAAGAACTAGACTTAGAAACGTTAAAAAAACGTTTTGATGCCAATGATATTAGAGCAGATATTGATTACGCAACTGATTACTTTAACGTAATAGATAGTATAGCAAACCAAGAAATAGAATAAAATAAAAAACATACAGACTGATTCATAGCCAGTCGATTTTAAAATAAAACATAAGCATCTGTGGCGCTTCCAACTTGGAGGCGCCACATTTCTTTCGTATATTAATGTATTAATAAGAATGTAAATGAGCAAAAACGTATTGATTATTGGAGCAGGTGTAGCAGGTGTAAATGCTGCTACTAAGTTAGTTGACAACAACTTTGATGGTAAAATAACTATTGTTGATATGGGTAAAAACCCATATAATAGACCATACGATGATGTTATGACTGGTTTTTTAGGTGCTGGAGGATGGAGTGATGGTAAGTTAACTTATCATACATCTATTGGAGGTCAGTTATCTAAATATTGTGGTGAGGATAAGGCGATGGAGTTGATGGATCAAGTTATTGAAAACTTTAAACGTTTCCACCCTAAACCAGAGGAAGTACAGTGTTCTAACCCAGTTGCTGAACCTGATTTTATTAAACCACACTTTGGTTTACGTTTATTTCCTGTATGGCATGTTGGTACAGATTATTTACATGAAATAGGTAAAAACTGGTTTGATTATTTAGAATCTAAGGGTGTAACATTTATTTGGGAAACTAAAGTAACTGACATTGACTTTGATAATAATGAAGTATATTATCCTAAAGTAGCAGAAAAAGATAGTGCTGAGTTACCTGATGATTTACAATGGGTGAATATGGAAGCATTAGAATATGATGAACTTATTTTTGGTGTAGGTAAATCAGGTATTGATTTTGGTAAACAACTAGCAGAAAAATACGATTTACCAACTGAACCTAAATCCGTACAAATAGGTGTTAGATTTGAAGCACCACAAAAACACTTCCAAAAACTAATCGATGTATCATATGACTTTAAGTTATATAGAAAGTTTGATGATGAAGGTGTTTCACTACGTTCGTTTTGTACTAACAATAACGCAGCATATGTTGCTGTAGAACAAACATATGGTAATCATACCTACAATGGTCATGCTAAAAAAGACGAAGCATTTAGAAACGATATGACTAACTTTGGTATTTTAATGGAAATACAAGGTATAGAAAAACCATTTGATTGGTCAAGAAACGTAGTTAAATCACTACAATCATCTGACCATACAGGTTTATATTATTCACCAACTAGAAAACAATCTACAACATCTGAAGGTATAAAAGTATCTGCTACACAAATCGATGGAGGGGGATATAGGGATGTTGTTGAGGTATTTGATGGGTATTTTACATATATTGAAAACTTTATTGAGGATATGAAAAAGGTATTTCCAACATTAGAAGATGATTGGGGTATTTATATACCAGAAGTAAAATATTTAAGCAGCGAGCCTATAGTAAACTATAACGACTTATCACTAACAACTTACCCAAATGTTTATTTTGTAGGAGATGCTTTAAGTGCTAGAGGTATTACGGTCTCAGGAGCACAAGGTATTTACGCTGTAGAATCATTGTTAAGATAATGTTTTACGTTTATCAACATATAAGAAAAGATAATAATATCCCGTTTTACGTAGGGAAAGGATCTAAGAATAGAGTTAACTTTAAGGGTCGTAAAAATAAGGGTTGGAATAATATAGTTAATAAGGTAGGATATAAACCTGAAATATTAAAATATTTTAGTAATGAGGATGAAGCAATAGAGTGGGAACACCAACTTATTAAAGAATATGGACAACAAGGAATCAAACTAGTTAATCAAACTAAATATTCTAAAGGGGGTACATCATATTCGTACACCCAAGAAGTTCGTAAAAAGCAAAGTTTAGGTCAAATGGGGACTAAAAGACCAAAAAGTAAAGAGTGGTGTGCTAAAGTAAGTAGAGCAAATAGTGGTAGAAATATTACTTGGGCTAGTAAAATAGGTGATGCTCTAAGAGGTGTTCCTAAAAACTACCCTAATCCTAATAAAAAAACTATTATTCAATATAGTTTAGAACATCAATATATCAAGGAATATGAAAGTGCTACACAAGCAGGAAATACTATTAATAAATCAGGAAACTCTATAGCAGATGCTGCAGCAGGTAGACAAAAAACAGCCTATGGGTTCATTTGGAAATATAAAAAATAAATCGTATATTAAACTATTAAAAAACTAAGTTATGACTATTGAACAAAGACAAAAACACTATGAAAACGAGTTAAAGGATTATTTCGATAGAAATGATGATATGCCTTTAATAAACGCTATGCGTAAGTTTAGAAAACATTTAACTGAATGGGAGGGTAACTATGAATCCACTATTGATGAGAGTGATTATCCTAAAACACGTAAATTAGTAAACCCAGTAGATGGTACAATCGCTATATGTTGGGATAATAAACCTCATAATTGGGATGGACCCGCATTATTTCCCAAAGGTGATAAAAAACAAGGGGAATATTACCTATATGGTATTCGTTATGAAGCAGAAGAGTGGAAAGAAATGAAGAAACAATGGGAAGGTCTCCCATGGTATAAAACCCCTGCGATATTAATGGATGCAGGATCAGCAAGAAACTAAAACATATGGGAGGGGGTTGTTTTTATCAACCCCCCTTCGTATATTATAATATATAAAAACAATAACTATGAAAATAGGATTAACAGGTACTATGAGTGTTGGTAAAACAACATTAGTTAACGCTTTAGAAAAAAATAAGTTATTTAAAGGTTATAACTTCGCTACTGAACGTAGTAAATATTTAAGTGATTTAGGTATTCCCCTTAATACTGATTCAACATTAAAAGGTCAAACTGTATTTCTAGCTGAACGTTGCGCTGAGTTATTGAACGATAATATTATAACTGACAGAACTATTATAGATGTATTAGCATTTACTCAAGCAGCTAAATCAATTGATCAAGTAGAATATGACCTATTTGAACAATATGCTATTCAATTTTTAAGAGATTATGATTATATATTTTATATTTCTCCACAAGGTTTAGATATTGAAGATAACGGTATTAGAGAAACTGATGAACATTTTAGGGATGTTATTGATTTTAGTATTATAACTTTATTAAAGCGATGGGGTCATAAACTAAATAATGTAACAGAAATTAGTGGTACTACTAAACAACGTATTAAACAGATTGAAGAAGCATTAGCTTAATAATATTTATAATAAAATATAATAAATGAAACGTTCAGAATTAAAATCATACATTAAAGAGCAAATAGTATCAACTTTAGAGGAAGCTACACTTCAAGCCGATAAAGGAGACCAATCAGCTATTGATGCTGCCAAAAAAGCAGCTGACAAAGATGATATAATCAAAATATCAGAAATCGATGATGAAGAAGGTGATAAAGAAGCAGCTAAAGGTGCTAGAAAAAATGCCTCAAAAACTAAACGTTTAGATGCTAAGATTAAAGCTTTACAACAAATCGAAGCTGATATGAAAACTGAGCTTAAAGCATTTAAAACAGCTGAAGGAGATGCTTTAAAAACAGCATCTAAGAAACAATTAAAAAGATTAACTGATCTAAAAAAGGAAACTAAAGCTGAGATTAAAAAATTAGAAAGTGAAATTATTTAATAAATACACTTTATTAGTATTATTGTTAATATCAATAGGTTTTAATTATTATGAAATTTTTATTGATGATCCTTCATATATTAAACAATATGAAGGTATAATTACTAAATTAGAAACTGAAATAGATAGTATAAACATTAATAATATAGGTTTAAAATCACAAGTATTAGCCTTAGAAGATAAAATTGATACTTTAGATTTAGAATTAACAAATATAGAAGACAAAAGAAAATCAATAATCAGATCATATGAAATATATTTACAGCAAATTACTGATCTTGATGATTCTGAACTTGAACGTTGGTTACTCTCAAGATACAACAATTGAGCTTGAATATGATATCGCTCGATTAGTTATTGAAGATTTAATTAAGGGTGATGCGTCTAAAGAAGAATTGTTTTTATCTAAAAATCAAATCAAAGTTCTAGAATCAAAGATATCTCTTAAAGATAGTATTATTATAAAAAATAATGATATTATTGGGAATTATGAAAGTATTATGGGTAAACAAACTGAACAACTTTCATCAATAAAAGACCTTTCCAAACAACTACAACTTGATTTAAAAAAACAAAAAGCCAAAACCCAACTATTTAAATTAGGGGGGACAACTGTTCTAATAGGAGCAGCAATATTAATTATACTGTAGTGATATGGGTCAATTAAGTATAAATGAAATAATAAAGGCAGAATATATTAAATGTGCTAATAACCCAGTACATTTCTTCAAAAAATATTGTTACATCTCCCACCCACAACGAGGTAAAATATTATTTAGTCTCTACCCATTTCAAGAAAAAGCACTACAATTAATAGATAAAAACCCATATTCTATTATATTAAAATCTAGACAGTTAGGTATATCAACCCTATCTGCAGGTTACGCTTTATGGTTAATGACATTCCACGAGAATAAAACAGTAATGGCTTTAGCTACTACACAAGCAACAGCTAGAAACCTAGTACAGAAAGTACAGTTTATGTATGAGAACCTACCCAGTTGGTTGAAGGTTCCCTCTATAGAAAACAATAAGTTATCACTTAAGTTATCTAACTCATCAAGGATATTAGCAAAATCCTCATCGCCAGATGCCGCAAGATCAGAAGCCGTTTCTTTGCTGATTATTGATGAAGCAGCATTCGTTGAAAACGTAGCCGAAACATGGGCTTCTGCACAACAAACTTTAGCAACGGGTGGTGGTGCTATAGTATTATCTACACCAAATGGTACTGGTAACTGGTTTCACCAAATGTGGGTTAAAGCAGAAGCAGCACAAAACGATTTTTTACCTATTAAACTACCTTGGAATTTACATCCAGAACGAGATCAATCATGGAGGGATAAACAAGATGAACTATTAGGTGATCCTAGATTAGCAGCACAAGAGTGTGATTGTGATTTCTCATCATCAGGTAATACTGTATTTTATGGTGAATACATTGATTACATAAACAACCATACAGCGAAAGACCCAGTTGAAAAACGAGGCACAGATGAAAATCTATGGATTTGGGAATATGCTGATTACACTAAAGATTATATAATAACAGCAGACGTTGCTCGAGGTGATGGTAGAGACTTTTCTACGGCTCATGTTATGGATGTTGAAAGTAATACCCAAATAGCAGAATATCGAGGTCAGTTATCAACTAAGGATTTTGGTAACTTTTTAGTTGGTTTAGCCACAGAGTATAATAACGCTTTATTAGTAATAGAAAACGCATCTATTGGGTGGGCTACTATACAGCAAGTAATAGAAAGAAACTATGCAAATCTCTACTACACACAGCGTGGAGAAGCCAGTGTTGATTCGTATTTTGATCCATATATGGATAATAGCAGGATGACTGCTGGTTTTACTATGTCAACTAAAACAAGACCTGTTGTGGTTCAAAAGTTTGTTGAATATGTAACTGACAGAAGTGTTACAATCCAATCCAAACGATTAGTTGAAGAGATGAAAGTTTTTATTTGGATGAATGGTAAAGCAGAAGCACAAACTGGTTATAACGATGATTTAATAATGGCGTTTGGTATGGCGATGTATATTAGAGATACAGCATTAAAGTTTAGACAAAGAGGTTTAGATATAACTAAGGCCTCATTATCAAATATAGGAGTAAGTAAAGTAGCATATCAAGGTGGTTTTAACGCAGTTAATCAAAGTAACGAAAACCCATATAAACTAGATAATGGAGTAGGCGGTCAAGAGGATATAGGCTGGCTTTTATAATATTTATAACAATAAACAACGATGGCAGATAAAGGATTATTTCCAAGATTAAAAAGATTATTTTCAACTGATGTGATTATTCGCAATACAGG